GAGTTACCAAGCCCACTGGTTGGGCCTGGATTTGCCTCGATTCCTTCACGCAACAGATCTCTCACTGCCTCATGCCGAATCCTATGCCGAATCAAAGTCTTGTTAAGCATGCTGGATGCATACCTCCAATATTTGGTTCCGGTTCTTGCGTAGTGAAACCTACACAAAATCTCTCGATCATGCCGTTCACGTTCCTCAGGGCTAACAACCTCGAAGTACAGCATATGCAGCCGCAACTCCTCTTCTGTCAGCTCTTGTTCGCGCGCTAGACGTTCCTCAGCTTCAAACAGTTTTCGATTTCTCTCCATCTGCTCGAAGATAGGTTTATCCTCCATGTTGCCGCCACCTTGCAGCTCCGTCACAAGCTCTTCACCTTCTTCAGCTACGATACCCAAACTCTCGAAAGAGGTTGGATTGACCGTGTCGTACCTCACCGGCGGGAAAGGCATTGGGTAGTAGAGATTAAAGTCATCTCCGATACTCTGGAAAATGTCGTAGGTAAAGAACCCTGTATTATCGGTTACAAGGGTCCCGTCTACTCCAATCTTCAGACCTCCACTCACACTAGTAGCGGGATTAATCGCACCGGTGCTCAACGACTCCAACATTGCCCAATCTGAGTAAAAAGGCACAGCCACATTGACTGCGGACTCTAAGTAAGGTTTCCACACGACAGTACCATTAAAATAAAGCCTCTGATCAAGAATTTCATTGATGGTCGTGTTTTTGACAACTTTCTCGTTTGTCCGGGTCGCTGTGAATAGTGATTTACTCAGCACATCAGCCGTGTTCGCGATGGTGAACCGCCACTGGCCAGACCAGTAACGATACAATGTTCGCAAATACGTCGAAGTTCGTCCACTGCCGTAACCTCCAGCCGGAGCAAGAACTTTGTACCGGTTGAGGTCTCCACTCTTTCCGACGATCATCCTGACGATGAAATCAGGCCTCCGCAAAAGCTCCTTCACGTTCATATGCCGGTTCTGCATATAGCTTGACTGACCTTTGGTTTCCTCCGGGGCTAAACGCCCCGAAGTAGACGAAACGCCCAACTGGGTGTCGGACGCTCGGTTGTCTCCGCTTTCTGCATTACCTTGCATTTCGCCATTCAGATCGACTCCTCCAGTCTCACCCTGGAGCTCAGCTTCAACAGATATCGCCGCAGCACTTACAGGCACAGCTCTCTTCAATCCGATGTAGGGGTCAATAATCCTACCCCATAGTGAACCTTGTAGTGACACGGAGCCACTCGTTCCAACCTTGAGGCTATTGTACACGCAAATGCACACTTCCCCTAAGTCTTTCGATCCACTACGAATACTCGAGGTATCCACAATCCGCTTGAAGTTATTCCAGGGCACTCTCAACACCGCTGTTGTGTTAGACATAGGTGTGTAGAAAACGCATCCCATCTGATTGATAGTCGGTTCATTTTCGCTAAACCACGTTCCAGCTTCTGCTACAGTGTTACCTGCACTTGAAAAGTTGGGTGGTATCACAAACATAGCCAACATACCAGTCATGAAAGGATTCGCATTCATTCTAAGCGTCAACTCGAGCACTCCTCTATACCACTGGTGGTACTTGAAGAGCCCGGTGAGCGCTAGCTCATCCTGTCCTA